TTTAAGATTTGTTATATTAATAATATAGCGCGGGGGCTCTAATGTCATACCAGTAGAGAGTTTCTGGGGTTTGAATGATCCCGTAAAGTATTGTGTAGATCCACTAAACCACACATCGTACATTGGGCTGACTGCGGTAGCTGCGGCTGTAATAGCCAAGGAGCAAGAATAGATCCCTGTAGATACATAACCCCCTGTCAACGCTGTTGATCCATCATATAATGCCATGGCGGAGGCGCTAGGGGCGCTGTTATTAGAGGATCCTGAATAGAGGCTCACATAAATGGCGCCTGTACCAATATCTGGCAAGTTTGTTAATCTTCCGCGCACGATGTTATAAAAATATAATGTATTTAAGTTGTCCGCGCCAGGAGCGCGGGAACTACTCAACATAAAGTCGCCGCGGTCGTCCCTGGTAACATCGTTCCAGCGGGCTTCAATAACCGGGCGTTTGAAGAAGTATTGACTCCCTCTCGCAAAGAATCGTTTTGTATAATAAGATTTGGTGGCGCCGACTGTGTTTTGAATGACGCTTCCAGAATCCACACCAGAAGAACTTGAAAAATATGCCTCATAGCTCGAAGACAGTAGAACCTCTACACCATAGTTATCTTGAGTTCCGGCGATCCATTTCTCAACAAGAGGGGTGATATTTACCTCCAAGTCTTCCAGGCCGGTCTCAAAAGTTTGTGTGTAAAAATACTCGGAAGCTGTAAGATAATCGCCACCAACAGAAGTCCAAGCGGCCGAATCAGAAGCTGACATCCAGTTGGCGCCGGTGTTGCCCCTGGTTAGATCCGCGTATCCTTCGAGGTCGAGTCCGACACCCTCTTGCCATGATTGTGATACGGCTGCAACAAGTAATTTAAAGTCCTTTGGTACTGTCTTTGAGGTAACAGCATTGAAGAGGCGCATATAAAAACTAACACTACCAGACGCGGGAATAACAGAATTAGTGCGATCAGTAGAGATACTTGTTGTGGGGAACTTAACCAGAATCCGAGACAGCTCTTGGGAGCCGGTCGCTTCTTGACCATAGATAGAAAAGACTTCCATCACATCAGCTAAACCAGCATTCGCACCTGTGCCGCGGGTCCTCAGGTTTGGTTGGAAAGCGTTAACAATAGTTGTATCTGCTGAAGCTGTGTATCTAAGTAAGGCCATTATTTAACTTTTCCTTTAATATCAATAGCGGGAAATTTAATTTCGAAGATACAGTTCTTTGGTGCAACTAAATACGTACCGTCTGGCGACATATTGCCATTAATATCAAACACAGTGCTAGCATATTGTCCGCCGGTTTTGTTTATGAGCTTAACTGTTATAACATCCAAGACTCCTTCTACATCTTTTAACACGGAGAATATATCACTCACGTAGAAAGCCTCGCCGATATAAGATAAATCACCGAAATTGTTCCCCAGGGCAGTGATACAGGCTTCAAGAAGGGTAAATTTGTTTACATTTATTTTAGCTTTAACTTGAAACTCAACACCTAGGTTAATAATAAATGGATCTAATATATCAACTGTATCATTAATCATTCGATATTGGTTGATCCATGTTTTAATATTATCTTTAATAGTAGAATTCGTTTCCGTTAGTTTTCCAAAGCTATCTGTTGATATCACATACATGTTGAGATTTCTCTTCATCGAATCAGGGTCGCGTTGGACGGAGACTCGCTTTATAGAACCAAACTTGGCTGGCATTCTATAAACAACGTTTTCATAATCAGCCTGTGTTACAGCTCGATCTTGGGTTGGAAAAGTGTCATATACTCTGCGTTTTAACTCAGAGCTGTCTGGGTTCGTGACGTTACCTACTAGTGGTGTCTCATTATTGACTTCGAGAGAATTTATAATCGTTTGTACTGTGCTGTTTGTTAAAGATGTTCTATCTTTAAAGTCCATAAATGCGTTTGAAACTTTGGTCAACGAACCAGCACCCAAATTCGATTCAAGAGGGTTATTGGATCGATAGTTGATCGTTAGTGTGGTATTAGTAGGAACAATCCCAAAGCTCTCGTTTTCTGATAATCTGGTTGGATCAAAAGTTGTATCGGTAACATAAGACTTTCCAAAAATTTCTAAGGCAACATTTTGAGGATCTGCAACAACATTACTCGCGCCGGATTTACCACTACCAAATTGTAAGAAGCTATCATATCGGGAGCGTTCTACAACAAACTTTCTGGATACAAGATAAGGCTTCAAGATAGATGGAACATTATCATTTTTATAATTATTATTTGCTATTTCTTTGTAAACCATATCTTGTGACAAATAACCCACCTCAAAGTATTCGTTACCAGCAGAATCAAAAACTGATATTATTTCTGCCACATTTGACGCATCCAATTTTATTTTCAGAAATCTTTGATAGGACGATATAGTTATCGTCTCTTGGCCAAAGAAGCCAGAGACTACATTGCCATAAGCTTTGATGGCATAATATGTTGGGGCGCCCGTAGTGGTGTCGACCCGAGCAGCTACCGCCTGATTTTTTGGATTTGCAAAATCAACATTTTCAGTCAAAACATAATTCAATCCTGCATCAGATGTAAATCGAGAACCTCTTTTAAGGACAGGAATATAAGACCTGTCGGGTCCGACACCAGTGGTGGAGGCCGGAACGAGTACAAAGAGAGCAACTTGCCCATAAACCGATGGGCGGCCGGTGTCCTTATATCCGAGGACGCGGCCATGACGCAGGATATTATCATATTGATAAGCTGTATCTAAAAACGTCTCATTTACATTGTAATCTAGATAAAAAGACAACTGATCACCGACATATGCAACCGCATCTAAAACAAGTGAGCCAAAAGATGCTTCACTAAAATCCTGAAAAGTATCAGGGTAGAATCTCTCCGCAATCCCCATCAGATCATCTCGGATAGTTTCGAAATCTCGGTGTGTATAATCTATAGGGACTATCTTTTTTTGGTCGTTGGCCATAAAAACTCCTCATTTTCTAAATAGTAAATTCTAACAAATCCTTCAAACCTATGTTTGGAATCGTATAACTAATCGAAACTGCCAATGTGTTGAAATCAGATTCAGTACCAGCGAATACAATATTATCAATCGATACCACTGGTAAATATCTTTTTACTTGTTCTCGAATTTTATTATCAATCTCTGTAAATGTGCTTTGTGTGAAGTTCTGAAATAAATAAGAATTTAAACCGGCTCCAAAGTTAGGATCCATTACCCTTTCGCCGGGATTTGTCAACAAAACCATTTTCAAATTTTGTTTAACCAGGCTCTTAAAGCTCTTGTTCATATGATAGCCATCAATCGTGCTATATCTTAAAGGGAGTTTTACACTTAACGAAGACACATTAATTTACCTCACTGTAAATATACTCATTATTCTTTTTCACAAAGTTCTCCATTAGCATTAAATGGATTTGTTCTAAGTTTTCTTCTTTTCCACCATGGAAGTAGCTTAGCTGCCGATACAGGTTTAAGGAGTCCTTTGAGTCGACCTAAATATAGTTGGCCCGGGCCCATGGATGGGAAAAGATCTGGTGGTGTAAAATCTTTAAAGTGATAATGCTTTTTAAACAATCTTTTAAGATTAGCTTTCACGTTTTTAAACGGAACCGTATCCCACTCATCATATTCTAAGAAGAATGGGTTACCCCTCTTTCTATCAGTATAGCTAGCCCAGCCTGTATTGCCGGTATCTGTTGTAAATCCTACGGCGGTCCCTGAGTCTTCGTCATAAGTTATATCGGCGTATGCCCCAGGTTTAGCTTCATCGTCATCAATTTTACGCAAGAAGTGGCCCCACGCCTGGCCAGTCGCGGAAGTAATTTCACCAATAGAGGGGATAAAGCCCATATCATTATAAACAGCAGTTGTGGAAACGATCTTACCAAAAGGAAAGACATAATTTGCAATCAATCTGAATTTATCGTCGCCCTTAAGGTGATTTATCAAACATAATAATTCTTTTGTATCTCCATTAAGACCCTTGAATTTTCCGATTGAAACATCCAAAGCATCGATTTCTACCGAAGTAATTTCATATTTTGTGTCGTCGACGACCATCGAAAAGGACAAACCAAGGCGCACTCCCAATTCACCAGTAAGACCAATAATATTTCCACTAGAATCATATTCAAGTTCCAAAGTCCCTGGATATGCGTCAGATATATTTAAATTATTATCT